CTCGGAAGTGCATTCTTTCGGCATCTTGCCGTTAGTTTGCGTATCCGGCCTCTTTCGAGGGGCTCTGATCTTGATACAGGAGAGACGTATGACAAACCGTCACAGAGAAGATGATTATGGTCCGAAGACTGGAGATACTACTGAGAATCATTCTAGTAGTAGCCCCACCATTCACCACAATTGTAGTCTCGAGAAATACCAAGTGAAAACCATGGATGACGTTGTCACCCCTGATTTTCACAAACGTATTGCTGATGGTGAAATCATAAACAACCCCTGTACGTTCCAGAAAACACTTACCCAAACAGTGGGAAGTGGAATGGTTACCACTCACGCAACTGGTGGGGGTACTGGTTGGACTACTTGGAGTCCTGGTGTCACGGGTTACTGGTTGTTAAGGAACGCTGGAGGAAACTTCAGCAATCCACAATCAGCTTTCGACGCGCTAAACATATATGTTTGGCTCGACGAGAATACCTATAACACCTGGATTTCCGAGATGCCAACCACGGCCATGATAGAATCTGCAAAGTTGCAGGCTCTAAAAAACATTGACCGTGTTCCTGGAAACTTTGGCGAGGACCTGTACGAGTGGAGAGAAACTCTCGAGTTTCTCAGAAGCCCGTTACATAGTTTGTCTTCATTAGCAAAATCTTTCCGTAAGGATGTGAGGAAGCACCCCAATTATTGGAGTAAACGTCTTCAAGCAATTGATGACGTTTATCTGCAATATAGGTTTGCTTTCTCACCGCTTATGCAATCTGCTATGCAGTTGTATAGCGTCCTTATTAATAAGAAAGATCAAACTGATCCCATTCGCTCTACAGCGCGTGGGTTCTCCAAATTCACTGATCAGTGGTATGGAGAGAAGACCCAAAACGTTCACTTCGGCGGAGTATATGAAGTACATACTCAGACGAAGCAAAACGTTAAGGCTGGTGTTATGTATGAGATTGAACATCCCATGCATAACTGGTCCTGGCGCCTTGGTCTTAGGCTCAGTGATATACCATATATTGTATGGCAGGTTGTACCATACTCTTTTATGGTTGATCGGGTTTTTGACATTTCTTCTGGTATAGAAGCAATGCGAAACCTTACTGACCCAAGCATCAAGATCTTGGCCGGATTCGTTACGGAGACCAATGAGAGTATACGTGAAGTAACTCTCAAAGGTCTTGTAAACACGTCCGGTCATCCATGGGAAGTGTCCCCGGATACTCTTCAACAGACCTTCTTTAGGTATGTTAGGAGTCCGTGGACACCTACGGTGTCTGACACAGTTCCTCCACAGACGTGGAAGAATCTTGTGAAAGACGTATCATCCATTGCGGATCTAGCGGCTTTGGTCTATCAAAGGCTTAAGTTCTAGACGCATTTAACCAATAGGAGATAGTCATATGACTATCGCATCAGCCACCGTCTATCAAGACGGTACTGCTTCAAACTCTGGTGGGACATCTAAGACGATGACCTCGATGGGCCCTGGTGAGAATGTACAATCCGTCTATTTCGACGGAACCGATTTTTCTGATCGGTTTGTTTGTACTTTCACCACCAAGCAACCCAAAGTGTCTTCATCGTCCCCGAACGGGTACACACAAGGACGGGCAAAATTCGTACTGAAGGTGCCTATGGCGGCGCCTACAGACGGAGATGCGTCCGTTTCCACGTTTAGTGGAGAGTTTGCTTTCGATCGGAACTTATCAAGTTCTGATAAAGATCGCATTCTCGCTTATGTGGCCCAAATTATCTACGGGAGTGACTTCACAGATTTCTGGAAGTCCCTCTCAGTATCGTAAGCTTCCTCTTAGTCTAACTTGAAGGTACTTTGAGTTAGGCTTAAAAACCTAACTTGAGGTATTCTTCGATGATTAAACTAAGTCTTCGCGTTTTGATACTGATCGCGGTGTTGGCATTCCTTATCGGATGCACTTTCACCCTTAGACCCGGCTGGTTCTCTAGCAGTCATAGTAGAAGTATGGGAGATTATATTATCCCCCACTGCATCTACTTTGCTGGTGGAGAGGCCGAGTGCGACCGTGGTAATGTATAGTGTTTCTTTACACTATGTTCGGTCCTGATGCATTAAGCTTGACTGTCCAAGTTATTTACTATGGTATGTCAATGCTAATGTAACAGGGTGTCGTTCTCTCTCAACAGGAGATCTCCTATGAAGAGAAGTAACACCAAAGCAAAGCAGAAACGCTTTGACCCGCCGGCAGTGGCAGCATCCCTGCTAGCGGCAGTGAAGCGAGATCTCAGTAGACCAAGCAGTTGCATGGTCAATTCTGAGGACTCTCGTATGATGTTTGCTGACAGGCAATGCAATGACTTTTTGAAAAAGTTTGTTGCAACGCCAAATCAGTTAGGAGAAGTAGAAGCATTAACCTTTAAGAAATTCTTAGATGTTAATGAGCATTTATCAGCCTTTAATACACGAAGTGTATTGACGGAAGATGAACGCATACAATCTACTAGTACCGAGCGGAGCAGGATACTCCTAAGAGCGAGAGCTCTTATTCGGTATGTACTAACTGATTTTACGGAAGATGAGTGGTTCCTTGCGTGTAAAAATTCGCAAGGTGCCTCATTAGGTGTTCCTTTCAAGGATACATCTGTTGAAGCTAAGCTCAAATTCCCGATCTCAGCAACATCGAGAGTAAAATCCCTATTCGACCGATATCTTAACTTCGATACTACATTGAAGTTAGCGTTATATAACTATAACGCCTCGACGCCTTTCGGCTCGGAGATAGAAGTCGTTGAAGGATCTCGCGCTACGACTGTTCCTAAGACAGCTGAAATACGCCGCATGATTGCAATAGAACCTACTGGTAACATGTTTTTCCAGCAAGGTCTAATGCATCTCATGTATAGACGTATGACAGCTGTCGGTTTGGACGTCCAGTGTCTGCCCACGCGGCATAGACAGTTGGCTCTCGAGTCTTCAATCACAGCACGAAATGCTACGATCGACTTCTCTTCTGCCTCTGACTGTGTCTCGATCGAATTACTTCGGTGGTTATTACCTCCTAGGTGGTTTTATGTAGTTGATCGTGTGCGATCGCCCCGTATGTTAGTGAATAACAAATGGGTTGATCTAAACATGATCTCTACTATGGGTAACGCGGTAACTTTCCCGTTAGAGACTCTGGTCTTCTGGTCCCTTGCGCAAGCATGCCGTTTTCATCAATACAAGACTAATAGCCTCTTCCCAAAGGGTTGGGAAGATTTTAACTATTGTTCTGTATTTGGTGATGACTGCATCTTGCCCTCGAGTCTTTCTGATTTATTTATTTCAATAACAGAAAGCCTTGGCTTCATAGTAAACAACGAAAAGTCGTTTACTAAGAATGAAGGGTTCAGAGAGTCCTGTGGGGGTGATTACCTCCATGGGATTAACGTACGGCCTTTTTACTTAAAGGCCCCCACCTCAAACCGAGCGTCAGCTCTGGAGCCTTGGTTGTATATAATAGCGAATAACCTTTCAAAGAAGTACATGTCGTACTTCGGGGTTACTAGCTATATATATGACAAGGCTTTGTACGAGCTGATTTTCCGTTTGTTCAGGGATTATAAGCTTAGGATAAAGCTTGTTCCTGATTACTTTCCCGATGATTCCGGCCTTAAGATGTCGCAAGACATCGAAAGGTTATCTGCTTGTTATCCTATGAAACTGAGTAGGATTCGAGCCGATAAACATGGAGTAATCAACTTTACTTTCTGCACATTCCGTTATCGGAAGCAGATTGTGAAGGACCCTTATATTCGTTATGCACTCTGGCTTAAAATACCAGGTACATACGATTATTTTGGTCCTGTTGATTGTCCACGACCGGAACCTCTGAGAAGTAACGGTGGTTACGTCGTAGCGAAGTGTGCGACTGGCTGTTGGTCAGTCCCAGGGTGTCAAACACCTGGCGCAAACTAGCGGCACACCTTCCAAAACGCACAGAGGTGAAGTAGCGCCTATACGGCTATACTCTACCCTATGCTGCCAG